GTTCTATCTTCGTGCTATAAGGTTTGGAAATACAGACCCAATGATGCATTTATTTAAAGCAGCAGGGTATAGAATTGAAGATGACGTAGTATCAGCAAACACTTCAGTAGTATATTTCCCAGTAGCATCTGGACATCCTCGTTCTGAAAAAGATGTAAGTCTTTTTGAAAAGATTGGTTTGGCTGCTACCGCTCAAAAATATTGGTCTGATAATGGAGTATCTGTAACTTTGTCATTTGACAAGGAATCTGAAACCAAGCACATTGCTCCAGCATTACACATGCATGAAGGTCAATTAAAGGCAGTTTCATTTTTGCCTATGGGTAATAAAACTTATCCTCAACAACCATATACAAATATTACAAGAGAAGAATATAACTCTTATGTTGGTAAAATTGGTAAAATTGATTGGTCTGCTATTTATGATGGCAAGGATAATCTTGATGCAGAGTCTGAAAAATATTGTTCTACAGATGCATGTGAGATTAAATTATATTAGTCTTCATCCTGCTATAATAAGGGGATAGGAGAAATATGTCTACCCCATCAAATTTATATGCAGAAAAAATATATTCTGAGCACCCATTAGTTTTATGGGCACTAGACGATACCCTTAATTATAAAAGTTTAATTTCTGAAGCACAGCGTGATATCTCTGATTCTTGGACTATATCAGATGCAACAGCAACATTAGAGTCAGAATCTCTTAAGCAGCCATTTTTAAATAGTGCTTTGACATTAGTTGAAGTTGATGTGCCAGTTACTGAAACTCTTGAAGCATCAATAATTAGCCCAAATATATTAAACTTTAATGTTCTTGAAGATCTTGAAACATTTACAATAGGTTCATATTTTTATTCAAATAGTGTTTATTTGCAAAGTGTTTCTATAGGATATGAATATACAGATCCAAGCACTTCTCAAATAGTTCAAGAATTAAAAACTTTTACAAGTACGCTTTATCAAAAATGGGGCTTTATCTCTGAAACTTTTGCAATTCCAAATGTCTCTGCACAATTAAGAATTGTTTTTAAAATAAAAATATTTGAAGGGTCTGGACTTACAACAGAAAATCAATTTTATTTTAATGGTATTACTTTAGGTCAATGGAATGAAGAATTTAACACATATTCTTTAAATGGAATAACAGAAACTACAGTTCCATCAACAGTAAGCATTTATGGTGGTTTGGATGCAGTGGAGGCCCAAGCATACGGTATTGCAGAAGATTCTGGGTACTACATTACCGAAGGCGGATTAAAAAGCAAAAATGCAGGCATACCTTTGGTTTATGGCGCAAGCGGTGCAACAAGGTTAGAGCCTTATACAGATGCATCTTTAATAATTCCAGGAAAAGGTTTTTTAAATAAAAAAGGACAGTATAACGATTACACAATTGAATTTTGGGCAAGGATAGCAGCAAATACACTAACACCATTTAAAATTTTTGGACCAATTGCATCTAACGATGGCTTATATGTTGAAGATGGATTTTTAACATTAGTTGTTGGAAATCAGTTTGCTTCTCACTTTATTGGTGAATGGTTTAGGCCAATTTTAATTCATATTCGTTTAATTAGGAACTCAGCATCTTTATTAATAAATGGAGAAGAGGTTTTATCACTGTCTTTTGATACATCTACCCTTTCTTTACCAGAAGAACTTGATGCTAACGGGGATAGCCAGGATTGGCTTGGCTTTTATTCAGATGCCAGCGTATATCCTTTTGAAATTGACTGTGTTGCAATTTATTCATATCAAGTTCCAGTTACAGTAGCAAAACGCAGATGGGTATATGGACAAGGAGTTATATCTCCAGAAGGAATTAACTCAGCATATGGAGGAATAACTGCATTCGTAGACTATCCATTTGCTAACTATACTGCAAACTACAATTACCCAGACTTTGCAGGATGGAACCAAGGAAGTTTTGATAATTTAACAACAACCACAACAAGTTTAAGAACTCCAGAATATTTGTTACCTGAAATATTTTTAGATGATAAAACATTGGAAGATTTATATGAAGACAATCAAGCCATACAAGATAACGAATCTGGTCCATTTATTGAAAATAGGTTTTTGTCATTTAGGCCAAACAACACTTGGAATTCTAAAAATACCTACATTAATTTTGATAAGTTTAATGTTTTAGCAAATCAGGTTGATGCTTTTTATGGTGTTTTTAGTTCCCATGATTTGGTTTCTGAAGAAATATTGTTTAAAATATATAATCCTGTCAATGGCAACTATTTTTCTATTATTAAAGATGGCGATGAAATTAAATATTCTTTGACCAATAGTGAAGGTACTGAATTATTATTTACCTCTGATCCGATAACAGCAAACACTACTTTTGCAGTTGGGTTTAATTTAAGAAGTTTATCTGATAATTTTGGTGGAGGTGTTAATTCATTTTTAGGAAATCAAAATTCTTTAAAAATGTATGTTGGTGGTGACGATTCTGGAGAATATGCTTTTACTGGAAGAATTTATTCTGTTGGTGTTTGTAGCACAACTAACGCTTCTAAGATATCAAATAATTTTGATGAAAATGGAATTGTTATTTTAAGTCATGGTTCATCATTAATTTCTCACACAGCAAGTTATACACTTCTGCCTTCTGAAGCATATGAAAGATATTTTTTAGATATAGGTGTTGCTGGATATTGGCAAGATTATTTACCACTTTCTTATTTTGGGCAATTTGTAAAAAATAAAGATAGCGAAGAATACTATGATTTAGATTTTTTACAGTTTAACTTGGCATACCCTACTACTACAACTTTAGCCGAAGAATCTGGTAATGGTGGATACTATTATGATACAAGTGGAGCACAAATAAAAAGTTATATTACTTTTCAATATGTTTCTGAGGGAGCAAATCTTGTAACACCTTTTGCAAATGAGCAAACGTTAAATCAATATAAAGTTGTTGATATAAATGATTATGAAGATTGGGAGACCACAAGGTTTGAAGTTTTAAATAATACATTAATATATCCTATTAAAACAAAAGACTTTAATAGTCTTGCAATTGTTTATAGTCTTGAATTTAATAGCCGTGGTATTTTGACCAAACCCATATTGTTGAATAAGTTGCAGTTGGCTTCTCAAGCATTTAACAACAATTCTTCAAATCCTGTTGGAACAAGATTTGGTGTAGACTTGTTCCCATATAAGAAAAATGGAATATATTTTGATTATAAATCAAAAAATCCGTTTAGCATATACAAAGAAAGCACACCATATCTATATTTAACCAAAACTTCTGGGCTAGAAGTGCGTGGAGAACTTAATGTTTTAGAAAATCGTGGGCTTTCTCTTCCAATTAATAAAGAACTTGCAACATCTTATAAGGTAAGTGCTATGCAACTCTGGCTAAGATATGATCAGGACACCTTTCCAGAAACAGCAACAGAAATATTTGAAATTAATCACAAAGATGGTACATTAAAGTTTTATATTCAGGCAAATAGTTCTAGCATGAATAGGGCAAAAATATTCGTTTTGAATGAAAATGGCGTTGAATATAATGGAGTTGCTTTTTATTTAAATGGCAATCTTGTAAGAGAGCCAGTCTTGTCGCTTAAGGAGTGGTCATCTATTGGTGTTTCATTTTTAACATCCCTGGTATATAATTCATATTTAGGAAGTATAAATCTTACAGGCCCAGCACTATTTAATAATATTGCATACTATCAAGCAAATAGTTTGCAAGAGGTTGAAAGCAGAACCTTCAGGCCTTGGTATAAGGTTTTAACGGATGGAATTACAACCTTTGATTGGCAATTTTGGAATAATAACTTTACTTGGGACGGTATGTTGGTCATAGGCTCATCTGAGTTTTATGGAATTAGTCCATTAGACATTTATAAAACATACATCGGAACGAATAAAATTATAGTTGATGACGGAGAAGGGCTAATTTATCAGCCTGAAAAGTTAAAAATATACTCCGAAGTAGAATGGTTAAGCACTGTCGCCACACCAGTATAATCTGATATACTTGTGGTTATGGAATCACTAATTAACCCAAAAACTGGTAAACCGTATGTACAAAATGTTCGTCGCAAAGTAATAGATAAGCACTATGACTGGGGACTTTACGTATATAAGAAGTCTGATGGAAAGTGGTTTACAGACGACACTGGATCAATCTTAAACATCCCTTCAGATCGTGGTGATTTATCCAAGATTGCAGAACTACGAAAGGCTGCCATGCATTATGGAGATGACGGTGAAGGCAAAGCAGTTTTTGTTCCTGGCCTTACAAGAATTAGTGAAGAAGAATATTCTGAACAAAAAGAAAGAATGAGAGAAGGACTAATTCCTTCAATGAATGACTTAGGTGCTTGGCATGCAGCACAACAGACATTAGATAAATATGGAAAGGATGCTGTAAATGAGTGATGAGCAAGAATACATTCGTGTAGGTCTTAATACACAGAACAAAGAAGAAAATCCTTTTAGGCATCAAGATCCCTTTAATAAAAGTTGGGATGATTTAAAAGATTATTCTGGACTAGATCAAAATTTTCGTCGTAGAACAACCCGCAATTTATCAAAATATATTAGTCCAGAAACAAACCAAGCATATTTAAATGCAGCAAATGTTACACCTTCAGGAGTAGATGCAAGTTCAAAGCAAATCAATCCTGGCACGGTATATAGAAATGGTTACGGACTATTTGATGTAATCACTCCTCCATATAACATGTACGAATTAGCCAACTTTTATGACACATCATTTGCTAACCATGCTGCTATTGACGCTAAGGTAGAAAACGTAGTCGGTCTTGGATATCGCTTTGATATTTCAGACAGAACCATGTTAAGGTTTGAAATGAACGAAGATCAAGCAGCGGTAGATCGTGCTCGTAATCGTATTGAAAGAGCAAAGATACAGTTGCGTGATTGGTTAGAAAGTTTAAATGATGATGACAGTTTTACAAAAACTATGGAAAAGGTTTATACAGATCTTCAAGCAACTGGTAATGGTTTTATTGAAGTAGGTAGAACAGTGGCTGGAGATATTGGATATGTTGGACATATTCCAGCAACTACTGTTCGTGTACGTCGTTTACGTGATGGTTTTATTCAAATTATTGGTCAAAAGGTAGTTTATTTTAGAAACTTTGGAGCAAGAAATGCAAACCCTATGGGCACAGATCCAAGACCAAATGAGATTATTCATCTTAAAGAATACTCTCCTTTAAATACATTCTATGGAATTCCAGATATTGTTGCAGCAATGCCGTCTTTAATTGGAGACCAGTTGGCATCTCAATACAATATTGACTACTTTGAAAACAAGGCGGTTCCAAGATATGTAGTAACATTAAAGGGTGCAAAATTATCTGGCGATGCCGAAGATAAAATGTTTAGATTTTTACAGACTGGACTTAAGGCTCAATCCCATAGAACTCTTTATATCCCACTTCCTGGAGATACGGACGGTAATAAGGTTGAGTTTAAGATGGAACCAATTGAAAACGGTATTCAGGACGGCTCATTTAAGGAGTACCGCAAACAAAACCGTGATGATATTTTAATTGCACATCAGGTTCCAATTTCTAAACTTGGCGGTGCTGATTCAGGCATTGCAGCAGCACTTTCACAAGATCGCACATTTAAAGAGCAGGTGGCTAGACCAGCACAAAAACATCTTGAAAAAGTAGTTAATAAAATTATTAAGGAAAAAACAGATATCCTTGAACTTAAATTTAATGAACTTACCCTTACTGATGAAATTGCTCAATCTCAGATTATTGAGCGTTATGTTAAGACTCAGGTTATGACTCCAAATGAGGCTCGTGAAAAATTAGACTTGCCACAAAGAGCAGATGGGGATGATCCTTTTGTTATGTCGCCAAGACAAGCAACTGACTCTAGAGCAAATTTGGCGGGTACTCGCCAAAGAGATTCA